CTAGTATTGATGTGGACTCAACTGTTCAAGCTAAAACAGAAGAACCTACACAGGACAAGCCAAAGAAGCCCAGAAGTCAAAAGCGTATTCGTGAACAAGCTAAAAGAATTAAAGAGCTAGAGAAAGAGCTAGAAGAAAAGAGTACAACTCATGAAGCTGATGAGAGTGGAAATGAAAATTCTAGTGAAGCTCCAGATATTGATGATTTTGATAGCTTTGATGAATATGAACAGGCTAAAGCTAAGTATGAGAGCAAAGAAGATACTAAAAAAGAAGAACCAAAGAAAGCTGATGATAAAACAACAGCCGAAGTGGCTCATGCTGATGAAGTATATAATGACCTCATAATTCTATTGGATGATGTAGCAGATAAGTATGAGGACTTCAAACAGGTAACTGAAAATGAAAACCTTATCTTGTCTATTGATTTGATGGAAGATATAACTGATTTTGAAGATAGTGCGGGGGAATTGCTTTACTATATAGCTAAAGACCCTGCTTTATCCAAAGAACTTAGTGAGCTTACACCTAAGCAGAGAATGAGAAAGCTAGTGTTGCTTGAGGACAAAATCGAAAATGGTGCAGTCCCACAAGCAAGAAAAATAAGAGAGTCAAAAGCCCCAGAGCCTATTGAGCCGATAAGCGGTTCAAGACATAGTGTAAAAACTATTGATGATGATGATGTGACACAAGAGGAGATGGATGCTTTTGTAAATAGCAAATCTCGTGGCACTAGGGGCGGTTGGCTTTAAAATGTATTCTAAGGGGATATTATGCCATTATTAAATGGAAGCGGAAACAAATTATTAACCACAGACAAAGTTGCTAAAAATGCTTTAACATATTGGAAGAACAATTTAGTTCTTACTAAAGGTGTTTATCGTGACTTAGAGGGGCAATTCGGCGAAATCGGTGACACTGTAAATGTACGCTTACCGAACAATGTTATTGTTAATCAAGGTAATGTTGCTACTACTACTACACCACTTAATGATAAAACTATTGCTTTAACTGTTGATACACAACTTAACGTAAAATTTAATTGGGGAATGAAAGATAAGAAACTATCTATTGAAGATTTTGGTTCTCGTTACTTAGACCCTGCTACAACTCAAATTGCTAATCAAGTTGATATTGCAGTAGCTAAAGAGATGAGAAAATCATACTTTCAGTTTGGTACAGTTGGACAGCCTTTATCATTTAAAGATGTTACTATGGGTGGTGCTTATGCTCGTGATGTTGCAATCCCTACTGATGGTTTATGTAGATTAGTTACAAACACTATTGATAATGCAAACATATCTAACAATATTGCTGATGTTCAACAACAACAAATGGTAAAAGACGCAATACAGAAAGGTTATGCAGGAGAGTTGGCAGGTTTTGACACTTTTTATTCACAAAACATTATCACTCACACTAATGGTAAGTTCACAGGTAGTGAGCAAGTAGAAGCAGAACTTAAAGATGGAAACACTTTATCTGTTAAAGGCGGTACAGCAGGTGGTTTTGTTGAGGGAGATAGATTTACTATTGATGGTGTTGGCGAAATTAATCCTATCACTAAACAAGTTACAGGTAGATTACAAGTATTTGTTGTAGTTGGTGCTACTCCACTTGCAGGTGCAACAGGCACAGTTAAAATTAGTCCTGCTATTAATGATGGAACTAATACTACACTTGATGGTAATGGTGCAACTATCACGACAGCTATGGACAAAAATGTAAGTGCTAAAGCGGTTGTTGATGCAGGTATCACTATGATTGGTTTAAGTGAAGCTACTTATAGAGAAAACTATATCATGCATAAACACGCTGTTGCTATGGCTATTGTTAAAATGGAACTTCCATCAAGTGGACATGGTTCTCGTGCTTTTGATAAGCAAACGGGACTTTCACTTAATGTTGCAGAGTATTTTCAAGGGGATGAGTACACTAACTCATTAAGACTTGATGTACTTTTTGGTACTAAGATGGTTCGCCCAGACCTTATCTTTAGAGCAACTAATGAGAAAATAGGTTAAGACTATGGCTATCATAGACTTATCAGAAACTAATTACAATGGAGTCATAAAAGACTCGGTTGTAATGTCAAAAGGTATTAAGCATACAAATAAGGTTTCTTTTGTAAAAGAATATCCTGCCGTAGGTCGTGGTGTTAAAGAAGTTAGTGTTAAAGATGGAGATTATCTATTTTTAGGTAATTTTCCTAAGAGTTCCATACTTACAAGTGTTAAGGTGTTGGTTCGTGAGCCTATGAACACAGATGTTACTATGGACTTGTATCATACTAATGTTTATGACCCTACTACAGCAAATGCAATAAGAACAGGAATTGTCTTAGACAAGGATGTTTCAATTCTTGATGTTTTTATAGGAATTGATAGTGGAGTTGTTAAAGATGATGGTGTTACTCCTGCTGATGTTGGTTCTGTTTGGGTTGGTAGTGATGTTTACTTTTTTGCTCAAATCAATGGTGCTGATTTAACACAGGGCGATATAGAGATTGTTTGTGAACTTCAACAGTTTGACTCAAATGGAGAGTTAGATAATTTAAGTTAATAGTGCAGGGTTTGCCCTGTATTAGTTAGTTTATAAAATCAAAAGGATAAGACATGATGGGAAAACAAGGCGACACGCTTCAAGGGCTATGCTTAACAGAAGACAATACAGCACAAAACACAGTAGGTAAAGTATTTTTAGAACCAACAGCAGTTGAGTGTATAGCTGATGGACAGTTAAAGATTACTTGGAAAAGTGGAGCGATACAACCTGTTGCATTTAGTACAGGGAAAGCTAATCCTATAAATTGTGCCAAAGTAGAAATACTTGCAGGTACATTTAATATCGGGTTTGACTAGGTTTACTTATGGCTGATGATTGTCAAGAAGCACCACTACCACCTATACCAAAACCAGACCATGCTAGTAATGAGTTAAAGTTTAGATATGACTTAGGTCAAGTGGTTGATGGTGGGATAGCACCTATTGATGTATGTTACTTTAGTACAGGTGGATATGATGGCAGAGCCTTTGTTCTATGTGGTAATTTAATAAAAGAATGTGTGATGTGTTGGGATGGAGCATGAATTTAAAAAATAAGGTAATTTTAGTATGAGATATATAATTTACTATATAGTAATATCTATGTTTGTTGGGTGTACTTCTTTGAAAAATGATAAAATAAAGAGCTACAATGTTGATTGTTCAGACTGTAAGATTAAAATGAAGCTAGATATTACTGATAATGATGATAGACTAGAACTGAAAGGGTTTTGATATGGCATTAGAAAGAATAGTTAAAGATGGTTCAGAAAACGGAGAAACCTTAGCAGATAAGATTAATGCAGGTTTTGATGAACAAGAACAGACAGACGAGCAGAATATTAAAAAAGATGGTAGTGTAGATTTTACAGGTAGGCAAAAAGGTGTTAAAGCTGTTGATGCGACAGACTTAACTACACTTGAAAATATTACAGACTTAGAGCAAGACACAGATAATACTTATGTTAAAAAAGATGGTAGTACACCTATTACAGGAAAACAAAAAGGTGTACTTGCTACATCAAATGATGAACTTGCTACACTTGAAAATATAATAATCCATGTAATGCAAGCACTTATTCCATATACAAGGACAGACGCTAGTAAAGATTTTACAGCACCTATTGTAGGAGTTGATGGAACACTAGCAGAACATTTAATTACTTTATCTCAAACGAATACAGCAATAACGAGTGCAGTTAGTCCACTTGTCAAAAAAGATGGAACGACTCCATTTACAGGAAAACAAAAAGGTGTGCTTGGAACTTTAAATACAGACCTTGCTACACTTGAAAATATATCTAATGCTATTAATGCAATAAGCATATATGTCAAAAAAGATGGTACAACTCCTTTTACAGCACCACAAGCAGGGGTAGACCCTGTTGAAAATCAAGACTTTGTTACTAAAAAATACTTTGATGATTTTAAACCTGTTGATGGAACTGATGGGGCTGATGGTGTTGATGGAATTAATGGTAAAGGGTGGAATGGTGGCTCTTATGAAGATACAACAGGTATAGTTACATTCACTTCTGATGATGGGCTTGGTTTTTCAACAACAGACATTAGAGGTGCAGATGGAGTTAATATAAATGCAACAGGTACGGTTGTGGGTGGTATAAAAGCAAGTTTAACAAGCGGTGTACTTAGTATAAGTATAGATGGAAGTGACGTTTAAAGGAGAAGATAATGGGGTTTTATAAATTTTTTTTCAATGGTGAAGAGTATAGAAATGGTTTTGCTATTGGAGCAATTATAGATTTTGCTGGAGATAGTGTTCCAGATGGGTTTTTGATATGTGATGGTAGTGAGATACCTAAATCTACTTATGATGATTTGTATACAGCTATTGGAGATTTATGGAATACTACAGGTGGAGCAGATGCTCCAAGTGCGGGTAACTTTAGGTTACCTCCACAAGAAGTTGGTGGGCTTGGTCTATATAATCGTGGTGTAGGAGCTACTAATGGTGCAGTTGGTACTTATCAAGTCGATGTGTTTAAAAGCCATAACCATAAAACGTGGGCAGACCCTAGCGGAACTAATGGGACAAATCAACATAGAATAAATGTTAGCGGAAATGCACAGATAGAAACAAGCAACACTGGCGATGCAACAGAAACAAGACCACGTTCACTAACAGTACTAAAATGCATCAAATACTAAAAAAGGGAAATAATGTTTTATATATACGATAACATAACTAAAGAGTTTCAGAAAGAAATTCAAGGACAGCCTAATCCATTAGAAGATGGTAAATTTTTTACTCCACCTTTTAGCACAATGATTAAGCCTATCGAGAAAAAGAAAAATTTTACGATTATATTCAATGGTACTTTTTGGGAGTATATTGATGACTATAGAGGAATGGAAATATATAATCCAAAAATAAGAACAGAAGCAATTTGTGACTATTTAGGAGTGCTTGTTAATGGTTATAGTTTAGGTTCTTTTTTTGAGAAAGATAGTGATGGAAAATACTATATGTTTTATGATGATGATGGTAAAGCCGATACTAAAAGAATTAGTGCATACAATAAATCAATAGAAGTTGCAGAACAAAATAAAATACATTATGAATATTTATCTAATACGGATTGGTATTATGCAAGACAAATAGAAACAGGAAAAAAAGTTCCGCCTGATATTGTTGAGAATAGGAAAAAAGCGAGAGATAACATAGTAAACAAAAAGGAAAAATAATGAGTAGTTTAGAAAAAAATCAAGAGTGCTTTTTACATAAAGGTAATGACAGCAAGATAGTAAAGTTTGAGTCAGTAGAGTATAAAGAGCTTTTAAATGATGGTTGGGTTTCAGATAAAGCAGAAGCTAAAAGATTGTTTCAAGCGGAAGTTGTGAGAAAAGCAACAGAAGAAGCAAGTAAAAAAGAAGCCGAAGATGAACTCAAAAAGTTTAAAGAGATACCACCAAAACAGGGGTATGATGTTTATGAAAAAATTGTTAATCTGGAAGTAATTGCTATAAATAATCTTGGTGATGTAATGGTTCGTAATGAGGGTGACATCACAAATTCTGATGTATGGGAGATTGATAGTGAAGTTTTCAATAAAACATACAAGCTTATTAGAGAACCGAAGATTGAGGATAATACACAAAACTCAAATGAAGTTGTCGGACAAGAGAATGTTAAAGACAGCATTATAAATATTGTCGGAGAAGAAAGCGTTGAAGAATATAATCTTAGTGATATGACAGTTAAAGAGCTTAGAGCCTTAGCTAAAAAGCTTGATATATGTTGTGTATCTAAATCTAATGCTAAAGATATAATAGAAAAGATTAATGAAAAAATAGGCTCATAAAATGGAAACTAAAATAATTGACACAGTTCGTAGTGCGGTTCAAAAGTTGGGAGTTCTTGCAGTAGGGGAAGAACTCCCACAAGCAGAGTTTCGTGATGGGCTTGTAGCATTAAATAGAGTTGTTGATAGTTATAATACTAGCGGTATCTTTATAGGTCATACCTTAGATATTAATCTTGAAGCACCATATATCAATAATAGATGCGATATTCCTGCACCTACTGATGAAGCTAGACGATGGAAGAATAAAGTAACTTTTGGGAAGTGTGGAGATTATACACTTAGTCCTGTTGATATGGTATCTTTATATTTTAGACAAAGCAATACAGATTATCCTATGAGGAATATGAGTGAAAATGAGTATGGGGGGATAGCCGTAAAGGATGTTGAAGCGATACCTAATGCTTTTCTATTCAAGCAAGATGCTAATGGTTTAAAGGCACTCTACTTTGATTATATACCACAAGCTAATCTTAGATTGCTTGGAAGTATAAAAGTTAAGTACACAGGTTCTAACTCACAGGGAAAACCTTTTAATGCAATAGATACTGTTGAATGGGATGAGGGAATAGAAGCCATGCTTGTTTACAGGTTAGCTATTGAACTTGCACCAGACTATGGTGTTAAAGATATATCAGTCGTAGCAAGTATGCTTGACAGAGCAGAGTCAGATGTTTTTAGTGCTAATGCACCACAGTATCTCATGGAAGTAGAGGGAAGTTACTTAGAGCGTAGAGGTAAAGGCTTACGATACAACAGGGCTAGGTATTAGTCATGGCTAAATTACTTCCTATACCACTTGCTACT